GAATTTTCGGAGCAGCAGGAGCAGCAGGACTAGTAGAAGCAGCAGGAAGTGCCGGTAGTATATTTACACTCGCAAAATCAATAGGTGCATCACCTGGTACATCTGAGAAAAGAGGTAGTTGACAGATTTGACATGTCTGTATGCCGAGCTCGTTATTGAAACTACAGTGAGGGCATGCAATGAATTCGTCCATTGTAAATTATAACAATTTGTATTGTTAATTGAGAAAATGAAATTATAAAGTGTTTCTTGTATTTGTAATTTCAATTTTTTTAACATGCTTTTGATACCATCCATGTTTTGAACCATATTTATCTAATTTATATGCAACTAACCATCCGATCATAGCGGATGTTTGATCACCTATTTGATTTATATATGAGTCAGGATATTCTTTTCCTCCTGGCCATACCATTCTAAAATAACCGTTTATTGTTTTTATACCGACATCTGTATTTTCTAATATTTCAAATGCCAAGTGAATATAAAACCAATTTCGGAATTGTATTTCCCAAAAATACGCAATTATACCTGATGCAAAATGAAGTAAAGAATATTGATCAAATGCTTGTTTTCCCATTTACATAATATTTAGATTTTAATTCATGAAAAATTTGATCAGTGGATGTTACATATATTGTATACACTGTTTTTTTTATGATGTAAAAAAGATGAAATTTTATACAATTGTGTATTTATATAATTGTATAAAATTATGAAATGGTAAATCAAAACGTCATCTCCGGATTAGTTATTATTGTCGCAATATCTATTATTTTATATGTGGTAACGTCTGTTAAAAAAAATAAAAAGAAGACAAAAATCATTTATTCCGGAAAACGATCGGCATTTATACCGTTCGATATTTGTAAACCTGTTAAATATAAATATCAAAATGGTAATAATTCGGTTTAATATTCGAATGTGCCATCATTTATGAGTTTATCAAAATTTGGATTTATTTTTTTAATTATCTTTAATGTTTTCATATTCATTCTAATTTTTTTTCGAATATTCGCATATCTTTCCATTCTTTGTGATATTTTTGGACAACAAAAAGAACATTCACTGGATTTTCCAGAATTTCTACCTGTTTTTCTTCTATATTTTTTTGACTTTGATGTAGACCCTTTTTTCTGTCCATCTTTTTTCGAATGACCACCTCTCTTGATTTTTTTAGATATTAATTTCATTTTTTTGAGATAACCTTTCATAAAGATTTTATCTAATATGATCTTATTAGTATATCTTTTAAGTGTTTCACTCGAAAAAATTGATTTTTATTTTTTTATTGTTATATTGATAATACTAACATATAATATTATAACCATGAAGTCAATGCCAGCAAGATTAGAAAATTGCAGAAAAATTATATTCAAAAATGGATGGTGTTTACAAGGTCATTCCAAAGCAGGAGAAAGAACTGGGTTTTGGCTTTCTCCACTTAATATATTATTAGATTGCGGTCTATCTACATATCGTAGTCCCAAATGCATGTTTTTAACACATACACATACAGATCATTCGGCCCAATCTACAAATATATATACACCTAGATCAAAACCATTGAATGGTCAAAATAAATTAGTTGGTCGTCCGTTCGTTATGCATAACAGTATTTTTGACATAATGGAAAAATTATTTTGCTCATATGCTGATTTAGCGAATGGACAATTAAACAGTGTTAATGAAAAAGATTCAGTTTGGAAGATGTCTGGAGCTCATCCTTTTGTAATAACAAATGAAAAACGGGAATTTGATTTCGATAAACGATCAGATGTCACTGAAGTACATGGCAATATTATAACTATACCTGGTTTGGATAAATTAAATGTGGAAATTTTAAATTGTTACCATCGAACTCCGTGTATTGGGTATGGATTTATTACAGTGAGTAATAAATTAAAAGAAAAATACAAAAAATTAAATTCTAAAGAGATAAGAGATCTGAGGTTGAGTGGTACGGAAATAACAGAACAAAAAAATATTCCACAACTTGCTTTTTATGGCGATACTACGATCAAAGCATTATCTGATCATGATACATGGAAGAAGTATCCTATTATAGTAATAGAATGTACAATATACTACAAAAAAGAAAATGATCGTAGATTGGATAGTCATATATCATGGACTCAAATTGAGAAATATTTAGTAGAAAATCAAGATAATCAGTTTATATTAATACATTCTTCAATGAATGTTGACGACAAATGGTTAACCGAATTTGAATGTAAGAAAAAAGAAGAATTGGACATTGATAATTTTTGTATTTGGACGGATATATCATATTAGTAGAATTTATTTATAAATAAATATTTATGCATAGTTCAACCGGTATACTCTATTGATGTAAAGTTTGTGCCATCTGATGAAGATGTTCATAGTATGCTTATGGTAACATTGACAAAAAATTGATATTTTTATTATCTGTCCATAACTTTATAAACAAACAATTGCGTCTACTGCAATATAATTGGTAAAAAAAAGAAATGGAAATTGTACACACTCATCATTTAGATTCTATATTTGGAGGACTAAACTATTATAATGGTTCAGGAACAGAAGATGATCCATATATTTGGATTGGTGTAATGTATTATGGGAATAAATCTGGGACAGACGAAAATCCAAGATCGTTTTCATACGACGGTGAAATAAAAATAGTTTATTACCACAATTCAAACACAATATTGATATATGATTCCAAAACTCAAAAACTTATATCGATTATTAAAGAATGTATATCTTGGTCTGATGATTTTATAAGATATTGGATCAAAGGGGATTCTATAAAAAGAATTTTTATGACTGAGCATGGTCGAAATTGTATAGATGCTCATTTAATTAAGAACATTGTTGTCAGTATTTCCAGAATAGGAAGAACAAATATTGATTATGGTTTACAGCGTGGTTTCATCATAAAATTGTCAGATATTATTTAATATATTTTTTTATGTTTAGAGTCTAAGTTTTTTGCATTCTGCTACGCTATTGGTTTCAACAAGTGATCTTTTTATTCTTTCTGGATATCTTTCTATTAATTTTAATCCATTAAAAGGAATTTCTTCAAGTGTACAAGTGATTTCATATATTATTTTACCAGAGGGAGTTCTGACGGGATTACATGCATTCGGATTATGTAATATATGCAATATGCTTGGTGGTAATACAAGTTCTTGTTGTATTTGATTTTTTGGCACTATACCCCTTTCTCTCAAGACACCCAAAACACCTTCAATATCTTCAGAATAAAGTTTGTGTTCGGCCATTGTTTCAGGTTTGATTAATGTCGTTGTTTTTGGATATGATGTAGTAATAAAAGGGTAGTTATTAGGCATCAATATTTTAAATATACAACAATGTTTATTTTGCCATTGTTCAATTGCTAACTCATTAGTCCAACTACATGAAAACGGAACCGGTTGTACAATAAAAGGTCCACCGTATTTTATTTTTATTTTTTCATATGTGCTCGTACATGCACATCTGAAATCTGGTACATCTAAATCAAATAAATCCATGCTCCTATATATGACAATATGTGCCCCAGGGTCAGATGCTAAACCTACTTTTAGTATTGGATCTGGTTGCCAATTTTTTCTGAATAGTTTGGCAATATAATCGAAAGAAACTGTTCGACACCATACTCTCATAAGTTCTTCGTCAGTATCATCTTTAATATATCCATTATCACTCACTTTATTCGTAAATGCACTTGCGCTGACAATCCCTGCTAATATACCCCAAGGGTAATTGTCAGTACCTAATATAAATCGTCTTTGTTCTGTTGCTAATTGACTTTTTATATATGGAAACCATTCCTTTTGATCACCTCCTTTCTGATTTTTTTTAAGCAAAATATATTTTTTTTTATATTTTCTATATTTATCGATGTAATTCATTTATATTGTAAGTTGATATTAAATAGTATGATTATGGAATTGTATGTTTTGTTTTTCTACAAGAATTAGACCATGAATAATACACATAATTTTCATCTCTGAATTTATTAATATTATCAATACAATCTTGTATATTGTTTCTGTATTGGATAACATGGTTGAAGACATAGGATACAAATCAGTCACATTTGCAAGAGTTTTTCCGGAAATTTTTAAATTCGAAATATCACCATTTTCGGAAGATATGATAACTACTATCGAAGATACAATTGATAATTATGTACAACCCTCTCTTGCTTATTGTAATTATAAAAAATATAAAACACGGGAACCTTGGTATTCAATTTATGAAGTGCATGAAAATTATGGCAAAGATTTAGTATTAAAGTAATCTTGTGAAAAATATGGAAAACATAAAAATACATAAAAATCATGAAAATATATGATATTGGGCAATAAAAGTTGAAATAAATATATTTTTTAAAACTAATATCACATATATCAAATATAAAATATCAAACATCAATATGGAAAATACATTCAAGTTAGACTCTTCCTTTGTTCAAAAATATAAGACAATTAAACCACCATTTGGGTTTAATGGTTTAGGTGAATTTGTATACCAAAGAACTTATTCAAGAGTCAAAGATAATGGACAAAAAGAACAATGGTATGAAACAGTCTGTCGTGTAGTGGAGGGAACATATAGTATGCAAAAAAGACATATCGAAAGACATATGTTGGGATGGGACGATGAAATGGGTCAAAAGAGCGCACAGGAAATGTATGATAAAATTTTTAGGATGAAATTTTTACCTCCTGGCCGTGGTCTTTGGGCAATGGGTACTGTTTTGACAGAAGAAAGAAAATTATTTGCCACATTGAACAATTGTGCATTTGTATCAACTAAGAATCTCAAAAAGGATTTGACTAGACCATTTGTTTTTCTTATGGATGCATCCATGTTGGGTGTTGGAGTTGGATTTGATGTCAGGGGAGCTAATACTATAATTGTACATGAGCCATTGGGCGAAAAAATATTATATAAAATACCAGATAAAAGAGAAGGATGGGTTGAAAGTTTAAAATTGTTACTGGAATCGTATTTTTTGGAAGGATCATCTGAAGTTGAATTTGATTATTCCGGAATAAGAGAAAAAGGTTTACCGATAAAGGGATTTGGTGGTGTAACTTCTGGTCCTGAACCATTAAAAAAAATGCACGAACATTTACGAGATATATTAAATAAAAATATCGGCCAAAAAATCACTATTAGAACTATTACAGATATTTTTAATCGTATAGGTGAATGCGTGGTATCTGGTAACATTAGAAGAACAGCAGAAATTGCATTTGGACCTAAAGATAGCCAAGAATATTTAGATTTAAAGAATTATGAAAAGAACCCAGAAAGAGCAGAATATGGATGGACAAGTAATAACTCAATATTTGCTGATCTAGGCATGGATTATAAAGAGGTATGTAAACGAATAGTAGACAACGGAGAACCAGGAATATGTTGGTTAGACAATATGAGGGAATATAGTCGCATGTGTGATCCAAAAAATAATAAGGATAGACGCGTAGAAGGTGGAAATCCATGTTTGGAACAATCATTAGAATCATATGAATTATGTTGTCTGGTTGAAACATTTCCAGCAAATCATAGTTCATTAGAAGAATATCTAAGAACACTTAAATTTGCTTATCTATATGCTAAAACAGTAACCTTAGGTAGTACACTTTGGCCTGAAACAAACAGAGTTATGTTGCGAAATCGACGTATCGGTTGTAGTATGAGTGGCATAGCTCAATTTATAACAAAAAGAAGTATCGGTGAATTCAAATTATGGTGCGACAAAGGATACAATATAATTCAAGAATGGGACGAAGTTTATTCTGATTGGTTAGTAGTACCAAGATCTATTAAAACGACTAGTATTAAACCAAGTGGGACAGTATCTCTTTTGGCTGGATCTACACCAGGAATTCATTTCCCAATTTCTCGATGTTATATACGAAGGATTCAGTTAGCTGCTAACTCTGAATTGATAGAGCCACTGAAAACAGCTGGTTACAATATTGAAGTTGTGGATAATAGACCAAATACTGTTGTTGTAGAATTTCCAGTAAAGATTAACGAAAAAATTAGAATCGTAGAAGAGGTTAGTATGTGGGAACAAATATCTTTAGCCGCATTTTTGCAAAAACATTGGGCGGATAACCAAGTGAGTTGTACTGTAACATTTGACCCTAAAAATGAAGGAGATCAAATAGAACACGCATTGAATATTTTCCAATACGATCTTAAAGGAATAAGTTTTTTGCCGGCAACGGAAAAAGGGGCATATAAATACATGCCATATGAGACTATTTCAGAAGAAAGATGTGATAAAATGTTAAGCAAATTAGGCGATATTGATTTTTCAATTGTTAAATTAGATAAATCAGCAATTCCCGATCAACAATTAGATCTGTTTTGTGACGGCGAAACTTGTTCGATTATTCCGAATAGTGATAACAAACAAAAAAGTATTAAAGTGGATACAAATGAAATCCATATAGTCTTCTAAAAAAATATTTTTATCTATTAACGAATTAGTAGATAAAAAAACTTAGTGTAAATGTTAAATTACTATTTTCTTAATTTTATTTATTTTAACAGGAATATCTTCGTCATATTCTTCATAAATAGTGTTTCCAAGCATTCCACTAATAAATCTTGTAATATTTTTTTGTTTTGTGCCCATAAACTCTTGTTCTATATGGGAGCTAGCAATTGCTCTACGTTCATCAGAATTTAAATATACTAAATCCATTGAAAAATCAATATCCTTTGTCAAATTAAGTATATTTATTTCGAGATCTATACGATGATTTTGTGTTGAAATAAGAGGAAATATATCGTTATCATAGCAATAAAATTTTCCATCTGACTTTTTCTCAAATTTTCTTACTAAGGATCCCCCAGCATTTACACCAATGGAAATTTAAAATGGTCTATTTTGAGAAAAATATATAAAGAAATATTCTAATTATATATTGTAGAATATGATTGGATAATTATCCAATTAAGAAGGTGTT